GTATAATCCTTAACATTCAATGTAATACGACGCTGTTCCGATCCAAACAAATCTTCAAACTTTGTTGAAATAGAATAGAGCTTCTCATTATTTGTTTCAACATAAGTAGTTAATTCACCAGAAAAGGTCGTGCTCACATTAACAGAACCTTCATAGCCATAAGTATTATATTCTGCTTTTGCAAAAACATATTTCTGATCACAATCTATGGTCACTTTTTTGGAATATTTTTTGACGGAGAAAATAACGGTATTTCCGGTAGAACTTTGTCCAGAACCTTCAGTAAAATATAAATCTGGATTAGCACCAGTAGGAGTTAGTTTCATTCCCGAAAAATACTCTCCGGATAACGATGCCTGTTTATCCTCAAAATCAAGTTGTTCTTCAATTTTTGAAGCATAGCCAACAGTTTTATTGATTGTAACAGGAAATCCTTCGGATGAAAAAGATCGTTTAATTTGATCCGGATCACCATAAAATAGAAAATGAAATATACGTTCAGTAGCACTCAAAGAAGAATGTAAACGTGTTTCAATTCCATTTGTTTCTTTCCATCTTGGATCAATTTCCAAAGCATAGTCTTCTTCGGATTCTGAAGCAGAGTCTTCTTCGGATTTTGAAGCATCAGAAACAGGATCAAACGTTGCCGAAGTAGAATTTCCATCTTTATCTTTAACCAAAAAGTCAATTGGATCAACAGAACCTTCTTCGTTTTTATTTGCTGTAATTGTCATTTCATTTGCATATTTAGCAGCATTATATGTAACTTTAGCCACGTGTTCATTTTCCGTATCTGATATACTTATACCTGTTTCGTTTTCTGAAACTTTTGCTGTATCACTATGACCATCCAAAAATTCAACAGAAAGTCCACTGGAATATGGTTTTGACAAAGAGGCTTCTCCATTAACAAAAACAAGTTTGTCTTCAACAGTCTCTTGTTTTGGTGAAAAATTTACAGAATATGATGATCCATTTTCGTCTTTTATGGAATCTATTTTTGAAGTATCCCCATATTTTACCATTTCAGTAGAATAAACTTTTTGGGAATCATTCGAACTCAATAATTTTGTATTTTCAAACGAAACATTAGACGATGAATCCGACTGATTTTTCTGAGAATTCTTATCAGAAGAAACAGATGCTGAAAGCGATCCACATGTTGTGAAATAATAAACAGTATAGTTTGGAAACTGCTCACTGTTTGCTTGAAAAGTCATTGGTATAGAAAGCTCCCAGTAATAACATGGAGTATCATATTCCACGTAAACACCAATAGGATTTTCATAATTAACTGTCAATTCTTTTGTGTATTGTGTAAAAGAAGGATAACCAGGATTATTTCCACAAGGAATAAATTTTTTTAAATAGCCAAAAATTGGTTTGGATAAACTGGCTTTTCCGTTAATAAAAACAATAAACTCTTTTATAGTTTCAGACCGATATAGTAGGGGGACATATATAGGAGCACCCATTATGTCAATACCATATTTTACATGATGTATATTTCCATAAATACAAATTTCAAATTTTGGATAAGTTGTGATTTTTGCTTCTATATCCAATGATGAACATTGTTTATCCTCAACAGATTCCACATCAATTTGAACAGAAAAAAGATCATTTGCTGATTTATCCGAAAAATAAAACAAAATATAATGTTCATTCGTATCACTAACAGAAACTGAAAAATCTTCATATTTTACAGAATAAGTAATATACTTAATTTCTAAAGGAAGTTCTTTGTTCCCACTAATTTCATTATTTCCATTTACATCAAAATATGATGTATTCCCACTTCCCCAAGTTAAGACAATTTTTTCGGTCTTAGAAACAATGCCTCCACCACGTGACTGAGCATATATTCCATCAAGGTGATAATATGAGAGAGGTTTTCCTTTTGGATGATAATAATAAACACGAATAGTTCTTGATTTATTTAGTTCCCATTTCTCCTTTTCCTCAGATTCCAAAACCTCATGTTGGATTTGTGCTGAGTTTCCAGAACCAGAATGTCCAACAACAGTAACAGCATTATATCCAAATCCCTGGTGGACGTTTTCATCAAGCAAAATTAAATGATCTAAATCATTATAAGAAGCTACTACAGAATCAGATGAAACCTCATAAGTTTTTATGCTCAAACTTCCATCTAAATTAGCAACCAATTGAGCACCAATAATGTCCGCAAGCTCAGAAATAATTTCAATTGGAGTTTTGTTGGAAACAGAATAAGTTGTTTTCTCGACTATAAAATCTTCAACTTCCCAACGGATATCAGTTCCAGGAGGACAAAAATTCGATTTAATATAATTTATGATTTGAGTAACAGAGCATGTTTGTTCTTGCCAAATATGATTGGTTTCTTCTGTGTCTGTAATAACCGAAGAATATGGCTTATCCAACAAAGCTTGTTTTGATCGTCCCCAAACTGAAAACACAGTGCCGTTTGTTTCTATAGGAGCAGTGCGTTCTTCACACATAAATTCATAGGTTGAATCATCAATCAAAATCTTGATACACAATTCACCTTTTTTGCCCAATGGATTGAACAAATCCCATAATTCCAATGAATTGAGAGATAAATCCAACGTCCAACAATAACTCGATTCTGACATAGATATTCTTGCGCTTTCAAAATATTTCAAAATCGATCTATTGTTGCATAAAATATTTATCTTTTTTGACATGGATCATACTCCAAGATAAGTTTCATCAAAAATATATTGATCGAACAAAATTGGAGAAGCTGAATCAATACTGTTCTTAAACATAAAGTTTCCTGAAATGGGACTAAATCCAACAGCATTTTTTAATTGAGTCATGGATTTTACCTGCTGTGTAAATTGATTTTGGACATATAAATTATCTTGAAGGTTTTGCACATAAGAATTTTCAATTTTAAAAACATTTTTATTGGCTTGATAAAACAATATCGATGTTTTTAGATCAAAAACATCGGTTTTTGACCTAAGCTCTTGTAGATTGTTTTTTAATTCTAAATAAGCACTCAAATAAATACTGTTAAAAGATAACAATATATCTGAAATTGATGATTTCTGTAATATCATTGGACCTATAGGAACATCAAAACTGGTTCCAGTCCAAAGTTCTTCTTTAATCCAACGAAATTCATCTAAATAAACAACATCACCATCAGAATATGCACCAACATCAATAATCCTACTGGCAGATGTTGTATAAGGAAAAGGCCATTGATTGGTGCTTGTCAACACCAAAACACCATCCCAATAAACACGAAAATATGCATTACTTCTCTTAACAATGGCTATATGATGCCATGAATCAACAGTCATAGAAGGGAAAATATAGATTTGGTCATTGATCAATGAGTAAGTTGGAGAAGAGGTTTTATTAGAATATAAATAAAGTTTTATCGTCCAATCTGGTATCCAACTACGATATTCAAAACAAACATAAACTATGTTGCTAAGACCGATAGATGTTTCCATTTCAGAAAAATAAAATTCAGCTCCCCTATAATCTTCTCCTGATGGAACATATATCCAAAAATCAACGGTAAAAACAGTTTGCAAAAAATTTTCAGGGAGTTTGTCTCCATTAAAATAACAATAACCATATCCATCGCCAGTTGGTTTGAATGATGAAACACCAAACTTAACTTTCTCATTGGATAGTGATGCTTGTTCCAACTCTATTATATCAATCTGTGAAATAGGCTCAGCATCATTTAATATACCTGGTCCATCAAAGTGCATCAAACCAAGAAGGTTTTGTTGATCAGACATGATTTTTCCTCTAATTATCGAAGAAGCACCATAAAGACACTGCCTTTAGGCATGTGGAGTATTCTCAAAATATACTAAATAGCTTCACCTTCCCAACAAATTCTTTGAATATTTGAAGAAATAGAGGAAGCTCCTGCTGGAACTACTTCCTTTAACCAAACAGCTTTCGCTGCGTGATTCGTTGTAAATGTAATTCTGTCCCCTGATTGCCATGTTCCTCCCCATCCATCTTTATTGATCAAGAAATAAAAACTGGACGCATTGGATGGAGAAAAACTGGCATATATTGTTCCAGTACCAACCGAACCTGTTAAAGCACCAGATACTGAAAATGCACTGATACTGGTAAACAAAATTGTCCAATCATCTGAAACAGTGCCAAGATTATATAGTATTATTGGATAAGTATCCAAATCAAAGGTTCCGGACGCACTTGTAATTGTCCAATTGGACAAAGTTGGTTTAATATCCCCTAAACTTTTCATACTACAAACAAGGGAATTTGTGTTGTAATTATGTGTCACTGGACTGATAAAATTTAATGTAGCATTTGAACCAACCCATGATGGATTACCAGACAAACTAAGATCATCAAAATTAACCCCATCTGTTATTCTGATTATGACATCTTCTCCGGAAAAAACTCCTTCACCAGAAACCTTATATGACACTTGAACAGAGGATTCTCCACTAATCATAACATCAGTAGTTTTCCCAGTTGTAAGCCAATCAGTCGATGTAGTAACATCGCTCTGAGTATCTGTATCAGTACCAGTTCTGAACAAAAAAGCGTCTTCCCCAGAATTTATAGAGGATAAATAAAATTTTGTTTGTTCTAATGAAATGTTGGACACATTATTATTTTTGAGAAAGATTTTTCGATACCGAACAATACCATTTGTCCTCTCATAGGATGTTACATTTGGGAAAACATTGTTCATAACACCTGATGAAATAGAAGTCGAACTTATAACTCCTCCATTTGATGGAGTATCATTGAAATATTTAGATCGATAGAACATAATGTCCGATGTACTTAATGGCATGGTTTTCCTCCTTAAACTGTTACCAACTTTGATCTTCGAAGACTATTTGTAAGATTTCGTATAGTGTCCGAATCTCCATACAATGTATGGCTTGAAGAATCAACACGAAATTCAATGACCTGCATGGGGGATTCATTTACTGAAGTAGAAACAGGGCCTCCAACACTAAATTTTGGCATAAACATAGAAGGAAGTTTCATTTCATTTAACATTTTAAAGAATTTAAGTCCATAACGTTGGACTGATTCTTTTCTCAATACAAACTCACCTGGTTCGAGCATAGCAGGAATAATATCACCACCACCAAATCCAGAAAGAGCTCCTGTAAATCCACCTGTTGCAAACTTCTTTGCGCCTACCAATCCTCCTTCACGATCAGATTCTGATCCATCTGATTCATAATGTGTAATAATAGTATGAGTGGTCGTTGTATCATGGAGACTTTCTTGATAATCAACAGCGGCTTTTAGGTCCTCCAAACCAATAACCTTTATAGTATATGTTACTGTTTTGTCCACAAACTTATCCACCTGTTCAAGGATAAATGTGAGTAAAGAGGATATTTCCGCATCTTGATCATTCGAAGTTCCTTTTACTTGTATATTGATCTTGGATGTAACATTGTTTTTTTCCTCAATTCCTTTTACCTTTTCATAAATATCAGTCAATCCTTGGAGAGGATCTTTCTCATTTTCATTCAAGGATATAGAAATATTGAGTTTGACCTTCGATTCTTCTATGGACTTTTTAAGATCATCCACCTTTCCTTTAACTTCATCAATAGATTTGGATAGTTCTGTATCATTTGTATCCTTAAAAGAAACAGTAAAACTCATATTTTTGTTTTTTTCATACGATTCATTCAATTCTGCAAAGGCTTGTTTAGCTTTATCCAACACCTCTTGGAAATTTCCCATATCAATTTCCAATTTTCGAGCTTTGGTAATCAAAACATCCAATGCCTCCAAACTGGATTTCACTTCATTTATTGACTTTTCAACATCATCCTTCTTCAATTTCAATTCTTTATTGGATACTTCAACAATCTTGGCACTATATTCATCAATTTTTGACTTTAACGAATCAAGAGAATTTTTTGTGGATGAAATCTGATCTTCGGTATCCTTTTTCTGTCTCTCAATAAGCTGTTTTTGTAAATTATACGCACTGGTTAGCAGATTGGTTTTTATGGAGGTCATTTCCTCTGTGGATTTTACAACAAATCCATTTTCATCTACAACTTCTTTGGCTAAAGACTTTGTAAGGCTTTTGGCTTCATTCAAATATTCCGCATCACCAGTCGAACGAGCTTGATTCATAAGCTCATTGATACGTTTGATAGTGGCTGAATATTTTTCATACTCAGACATATTCTGTGTTTGAAGATCAAACAAATCTGATTGGTAACTTCGGTCCAACTCCCGCAATTTTTCATTAAGACTTTTGCGTTTTGCAATAAGAGAATCAAGTTGAGATTTTTCCGCATTATATCTGGATACAAGTGAAGATTTCTCTTCTTCATAAATTTTCTTTATTTGTTCAAGACCTTTTCTCCTTGCTTCCAAAATCTCAGAATCTATTTTCTTTTCAAGTTCTGTCCTTTGATTGTTTATGTTTTTTGACTGTTCAACAGCTTGTTGTTCAAGAACATAAATTTTCCCATTATATTCTACATACGATGCATGACGTGCTTGCAAAGATTCTTTAGTTTCATCAGTTATTTTCCATTCGGATTGAATAAATTTATCCGTCTCTGAACCAGCAAGAAGTGCTTCTTGATTCAGAAATTGTTCTCTTAATTGATATTTTTCTTTGATAGCTGCAATAGATTCTTCTGTTTCTTTCTCCGCAAGTTCAACCAGTTGATTGGTCGTAGATTCAGCTTCTCGAATCAAATCTTCGTTATACTTCTTTTCAAGGTAGAATTTTCGTCTATCAATTTCCTCCTGGTCTTGAAAAGTATTCTCCAACCAAGCTTTACTGTATTGAAGTCGTTCATCCAAATCACGTACATAATTTTCATACGAAATTTGAACTAACTGTTTTTCCCTTTCATAAAAAAGTTGGACAGAATCTTGTTTCTTTGCATAAGCTTCTTCATATTTAGACAAATAATATTCAATCAATTTATACTGGGCATCAAGCACAGCTTTACGGGCCTCAACCTCTTTGTTCATTGCATCAATGACACGAAGATCATGACTTCCATATAGTGCTCGAATTTTTTCAAGACTACTTTGCACCACTTTATATTCTTGTTCGGCAGTATCAATTTGGATTTGAAGTTTCTCTTCCTCTCTTTTGGTTATAACAGAAGTAAACAAGGACGCATTCGTTTTTAACGTGCTCAACATTCTTGCTGCAGATTTAGAATACTGTTCCAATTCATTTGCGGCGTATTTCTCCCTCAACTCTTGTTCTTTTTTCAAACCGGATTCAAGAGCCATTGTCTCTGCAGCAATTTGTTTATCGAGATTGCCTTTATTTTGCTCCTTTAGTTTAAGGATACTCTGTGCCAAAGATTCATTTTCCGACAAAATATAATTGATCTGATTGGCGAGAAGACTTCTCTCGCGTTGATATTTTTGGTCTTCTGTCTCATTCTCTTTTTTAGCTGCATCAGAAATCAGTTGTTGTGCTTTCAAATGATACTTTTGTCTCAAAGCAATCATAACTGCTTCATAATCTTCTTCAGTAATTTGTTTATCCTCAACCAGTTTCTTAAAAGAAGCTGCTTCTTCATCATACTGTCTCATCGTCTTTTGAAATTCCATTTTTTCAAAAATGGTGAGACCTTCAATGTCGGTTTTCATTTTTTTCGTTATATCTTCATGACTTTTTGCCATAGTTTTTCGAAATTCAATTTCTTCCATTAATCCTTTCTTTATATCATTAAATGCTTTTTCTGTAACACCTCGTCGTCTCAATTCATCATCAATTTGTTCGTCAGTAAAATTTTCATGTGTCATTGCATATTGAATCAAAGTTTCTCGTGCTGCTTTTACCGCTCTATCATATTGTTCCGTACTAATTTTGGCTACTGATGTTTGTTCTGATGAATCCATCATAACATCACCAGTTCGTTTCAATCCATCAATCAAAGTGTCTAATAGTCCACCAGTCTCTAAGCTTAAAACTTCACCTAAAGAATCCATTGATTTTTTAAATTGGTCAACCTGCATGGTCTTAAAAACAATGTTTAATTCATCCATAGACAATTTGGAAAGATCAATGGCTTTTTTCACATTGTTTATTGAATCAGCAGTTTCATCAGTCTCTGTTCCAAATTCATCCATAGGTGAAATCATCTTGGTCAATTTTTCATATAAATCAGGAAATTCCTTTTTCAGTTCATTAAATGCATTTTGATATGCTTTCGTATTTCTAATAGCTTCTTGAATTGTGGACACATAAACTTGATATGCTTCAGTTTCGCCAAATTTTTCATTGAGATCACTCAATGCAGATGAAAGGTCTTTGAAAGAAAGTTCTGCCAAATCAGATTTTCCTGTTGTTCGCAAAAGCTCTGTTTCAAAATCAGTATATTTTCCTCTTAATTTCTCTATAACTTCTTTTTGTTCATTTGAATGAAGGGATATTTGTTTCAGTCCACCAATAAAAGCTTCGATTGTATTTTTGTTGGATACAAAAGATTCTCCTAAATCTATTGCTTTATCAACAAATTTCTTCATATTGCCTTCTGCCATCAAAATAAATCCACTAAGAGTCATCAATACAGCTATAAATGAAGTTATTGGATGGGCCACAAAAGCAGCAACAATAGATGTTTGCAATGCGGCCAAAGAAGTGCCTATTTTTGAAACAATGCCTGTAATGACCCCTCCTGCAGAATTAAACGATTTCAGAAAACTAAGAAAAGAAGCGGTCATTTTTATACCAAAAGATGTTTCCACTAAGGAAACCAAAAGCTTAATCGGAGCAATAATCATAACAATACCTTGTAAAATCTGACCAACAAAAGTATTGTTCCAAACATACAAAAAAGCATTAATTGTTTTGACCAAACCATTAAATGATGAGACAATAATTTTTAAACTTCCAACAAGACCAGATTCACCAAGTGCAACCGCCAATAATTTTGTATTGGCTATAAGATTTTTAAATCTTGCTTCAAGACCTTCCATCTGAGTACGAGCCATTTTTGCAGCTACACCTGTTTCATCCAACGATTCCAATGTCTCTTGATATTTACCCGAAAGAAATGCGCTCGTCAAAGCAAGTGCAGCTTGTGCACCACGAAGACCGAACATTTCATAGGCTTTTGAAGCATCCATAGTGGTCTGGATTGATCCATCCATAGTAACTGAAGTAACAGATAGAGCTTTACTCAAATTTTCTAAAGCTTTTTCATATCCTACAACTAATGGATTAAGGTCTGATGTGGTTTGACCAATGGCTTGAAGTGTTTGACGAAGTTGGACATTTGGTGCAATGAGTTTAGAGATAACATTTCGTAAGCTTGTACCAATATTACTTGCTTTCAAACCAGAATCAGCCAAAATCATTGCAGATGCAGCAGTTTCTTGGAGAGATAAACCAGCTTGTTTTGCAGAAACACCAATATAATTGAAAATGGTTCTAAGTTTTTCAACATCCAACTTAGAACGGTTGATTGCCAGCGCCATTACATCGGCAATTTCTGAAACCTGAAATGCTTCTTTTCCAAATGCAACCATTGTAGATGTAAGTAAATCTACAACCGGTTCCATTTTTTCTAATGTACCCATCGCCAAATCTAATGTTGGCGTAAGTGATTGGATAATTTGCTGAGTACTTAAACCTGCCTGCCCCATCAACTTTACTCCATCTCCAATTTCGTTGAGAGAGTAAATTGTTTTGGAGGATGCATCTTTCATCTCTTCGCCAAGAGTTTTTGCTTCTCCTCGTGTAGAACCTAAAATGGCTTGCAGGTCATATAGTGCTTGATCATAATTTGCAATTGCAACAGCACCTTCTCGCAATGCAACTGTAGCTGCAAAGATAGCTGTGGCAGCAGCATAGTAGGTTACATACTCTTTTATCTTACCAAGTACCTTTGCTGACCAAGACTCAGTAGTTTTTAGAGTCTCTAAATAAGCTTCATGCGATTTTACAATACCAGCAAGAACGGTTTGTGCTCTCTCAAACTCCATATTTCCGGACAAAACAGAAACACGAAGTTTATCCACAAATGGGGATAAAGCAGAATATTTTGTGGTCAATCCACTAAGAACATTGGAGAGGTTTAACGTAGTAGCTGAGGAAACACCACTGGCTTTAGCATATTCAAGAAGATTTGTGGTATTTATAGAATTTGCGTGTGCTGTAAAAGAAGATACTGTTCCTTGATTTCGTAAAGTTTCAGTTAAAAGATGTTGTTGGGATTCTAACTCAGAAACACGTCGAACATAATTTCCGATATTTTTGTTGTCTTCATAATCCTGGGCAGCTTTCTGCTTTCCAACACGAACATACTCATTCATTTGGTAAATAATCTGCTCAGAAGTACGAGCATACTTCAAATAAGCTTGGGAAGCAGCTTCAACTTGTCCTTTGTTTTCTAAAACAGCAGAAGCAGATTTCTTAAAACTATTGGCATAAACCTCGTTATATTCTCCGAGTTGCCGAACAGTTGTATTAAATCCTGTAAGTTCCTTCTGAAACTCTTTATAGGTAACTGTTCCTTGCATACTGGAGTTGATAAACTGCATCAATCCTTGTTCAGTATTATCATATCCAGATGCAAGAAATTTTAATACAGTGCCTTCCTGATTCAGAAGACCGGTAAGTCTGGATTTTTCATAGTTTAGTTTTCGTGTAAGTTCTTGTCCTTGAAGAAGCTTACCTCCATAATTCACCATTCCATTAGATGTTTCAACAAGATTTTCCAACAAAGATCGCTGTATTGTTCTTAATCCTTCTTGTGATTCACCATATTTTAACAGGGAATTAGTGGCGGCGGACAAAAGAAGAGGTTGGTTTTTATACTTTGCTGCTAAATTTTCATAAATTGGAACCAAACTTTTATTGGATTGTGCAACCTGATCAAGATTATATCTATAACTGGTCATTACTGTACCAGTTTCTGCAACTGATGATTTCATTGCCAAAAATCCATTGGATACTTTGGAAATCTCTCCATTCATCAATTGCATAGCTCTGACATGCAAATCTTCAGAATTTTTTAGTTCCTTTACAGCAGAATTATAATTGATCGAGTTGGATGATACGGATTTTAGATGTGCATAGACTTCCTTTAATGCAGCAACATATTCAGTGGTCTTTTCTGTGTTTACACCAACAGTCATACCGCCTTTTACCAAGGCGTTATAAAACATTTGTCCATTATTGTAAGTGCTTAATATAGCTTTTCCAAGAGCGGTCTGAGCAAAAGAAGAATCAGTAAGACCAGTGTTCAATTGCGCATTGGCTTCAATAAGATTTTTCTGCTGTGCAGTTAGTGTTTTGGTATTTGCAATCCAGTTTTCAAGACTTTTTTTAATTAGAGTTTGTGCATCATATTGCCAAGTAAGAGTTTTCTGTAAATCTTTCCCACCAAGTGATAGAGCAGTATATTCATTTTCGAGTTTATTAAGTTCTTGTAAAACTCGTCCAAAAATAGCAGGCTGATCCTCAAAAACAGTGTGCAAAAATCCCCATGCTTGATCATATTCTGATAAAGCCTTTGTAGCTTTACCAGTAGCATTGGCTATATTAGACATTGCAGCTTGGGAATTAGAAATTTTTGTTGTAACAGAGTCTAATGTTTTGCCAAGGTTAGAGGCAAAGGCTTGGAATTGCTGGATGATCTGTGAGTATTTATCAAACGTTCGAGCAGATTGCTCTACACCAGAATCAAGTTTGAGGAAATTTTGAACGACTTCTGATGCTTTTTTACCTACAGCCTCAAGGGCTTCCTTAAACTCTTTAATGCCCCGTAATGCATCAGTTACATCAGCAGTAAATTTTGTTTCGAGGGTATTCGAATCAGCCATGTATTCCTCCACTAAAACAACTTGATAGATGAATAATGCTGCATCATCTTTTTGGTCAGACGCTCCCTTTCCTCCGACGACATTTTCTCATATTCCGTAGGATCACGAAATAGAAATTCGTTTTTAGAAATTTTGGCAGCTTTCGTCTGTTGTGGAGGACTATCCGAATTTATATCATCATCATCAAGTTTTATCCCATGCAAAGACGCATTTATTTGAAATCTTAGTTTTTCTCGTTTTATATAAGAATCATACAAAAACAAAAGCTGTGAAGCTGTCAATCCTCCATCACGAAAACTTTTTAGAACAAAATCATTTGGATGAATTTTGTACGCTTCACATACGGTAGCAATGGCCTCCTGAAGACTTATACCGCCGTCTCCGCTTTCTTCAGAAGGCCCTTCAAGTTTTTTGAGATCGGATCAAAGTTCACTTCAATAATCAGTTTTACAAACTCAACAAACTGTTCATTTGAAATATTGCCCATGAATTCATCGGGGTCTTCATTTTCATCCAAGACCATTTTCAACACAAAAGAAGACTTTTCCTTGATCAAATTCAAAATAAATGAAATCAAACCTACAGAAGAATTTAGTTCAGAAACACTTTGAAGTTTTGCCAAAGAATCTGTAATTAGATCACTCAACTTCAATTGATCAGCAAGGGACATTGGATAAACCATAACTTCCCGCAATTCACGAATACCAATTTCAATGGTTCGGATTTGAGGATTAAGTTTCATACTTTACTCCTTTAGAAATGATGGGGGAGAATTTCCCCCATCACTGATTGAAAATTAGCTCCAGACAATTTTTCCAAGTGGACTGTTGTCCCAAATTGCATTGCCACCAGAAACTTCGGAATCGGCACGTTTGGCTTCAAAAGTGATTGGAACTTGTGCTTCAGATTCTGACTTGAAATCAAGTTCCGTAGAAGCAACAACCTGTGCCCTCGGAAAGATGATAGTGAGTTTGTTGGTGCCATTCGGAAAGGTGTACACAGCTTCCATCCGGACATAGCTCGGAGCTGTACGGCCTCCAAGAGCGATTTCACCAGAATGTGCAGCAAGAGATGCAGAAGTAGGATCAAGACCGTAGGCCAGATACATATTGTACGGTGTAAGTTCCTTAAAGGCACATTCCAACGAAGCAGATTCCCGAATTGCCACAACGTAGTCTTCCAGCAAAGGAAAACCAGATTCCAGTTTATACCAGTCAGTTTTTCCGGTAAATTTGGTGTTTGCCAAGGCACCAATCGAATCAGATGAAGTCAACGTGGCTTCACCAGAAGCAATGTATGTCGCTGCTTTTCCAATTCGAATCTGTGCCAAACCCAATGCAATAGTCGAAGTATCCTTTGTTACTGGTCCTGTCCTCATATAATCCTCCATTCATTTAAAACAAAAGGGGCTGTTAGCATTCTTAGGATAAATCCTATTGTACTTAATTATCCGTGACTATTCCCCACGGCTAAAGCCAGGGGCTTTTATAGCATAGCCAATGGACTGTAGTCCCAGTCCAAAGGGGAGCCACACTAACCATATTCATGTATAATGTCAAGTTTTTTTCGCCTTATATCCCCATGTCTAAAGTCAGGAGTTTTACGACGTTTCTTCTGATAAATAAAAAATCAAGTGTTTGGAAAGAAATTTAATACATTCCAATGACCACAACCTCGTCTCAGACATTTTATTTTTACATTGCCATGGATATACATCTCAACTGGAACGTATTGGCATCCTTGTTGACTTTTTCCAAAAACAAAATGCCAAAGTCCATTTTCCATACGCTCAATAAGACGTTTACCACATTTTTCGCACAGAATAAAGTTTTTTTCTTTCATCATTTTGTCGCAATCTGAAAGGAAATTGTAAGAACAATGTATTTTGAATTATCCTGCTTTGCCAATGCAATCGGATTTTGATCTACATCCAATACCAAAAAATAACCTATTGGGTCAGTTGGATTGGTGCTGTCATAACAAGCGATTCTCTTTTTTCCATCTGTAGTCGTTGAATCATCAAAACATCCCAATACCAAATCTACAAGACGATATAATTCAAAACTCTCAAAATCCTCCCTTGAAACACAATAGATATCGAGATTGATTTGCGAAACTGTATTGCGAGAAATCGACCCAAAATCTACAAAAATCCATTGTTTAATATTATCTGGAGGTGATAAAAATTCATCAAAAATCAACTCAATGCCACCAGCATCATACAAATTTTCAATCAAGTGCTTTTTGATAGAAAAAACAAAATTTGATGATTTCAAAGTTGGATCAAGCATTGGATCGTCCTCCAGATTCTACAAACTCAACAAGCTGTCTTATTCGCTCAAAACCAGCTTCTTTGTTTAGAAGTTCAGGTTGGATATGGTCTTTTACCGAATCATAAACTTCAAGAATATCCTTCAATTCTTCAATTGGAAAAGAAAGTTCTACTCGAACACTCATTGGGTAAATTCCAAGTACTTCCATAATTCATTTCCACAGGTATTTGAATTTTTGTCTTTCCTTTTCCAACATATCTGGATAAACATCCTTCTTAAATTGCAGATATGCTGGACGAATCAATGGTCGTGGAGGTTGGGCCTTAAAACTTCCAGACCGTCCACGACCATATTCCATATAATATCCATATTCTGAAATCGGTATCGGAGTTGCCTTTCCCGTAGTTTTCTTACCTGGAAGATCAAATATGGACAAATGTTTATTTGGTAGAGAGTCGGATAATGTAACACTATATCCTTTATCCGTTCGTTTAATCAAAAAACTCTTTTTCAAAATACCATATTGAATCCAAAAACTATTCGGCAATCCATGAAGTTGTTTCCATTCTGCATATTTCTCAGAAAGTTTTGGATAATCAAATTCTTGGGATACAATAACTTCTGTTAAATAACGACGAAAACGTTCGGCTACTCTCCTCATAAATTCATATCGAATATATTTATCATAAAAGTCATAGACTCTTGTTGACTGATAAATAAAAAAATCGATCTTTTGAATTTGCATCGAGATAGCCATTTAAGTACCTTTATATATCCAACCATCAAGAGCATTTATTACGCAATGTTTATCTATGTTTACAGGATACCAATTATTGTCAATTACAACTGAAGGATGAAATAATCTTGGACAAAGAGAGAATTTATCTATATCTTCAGTTTTGAAAAATGCAAATGCTTTATACCGATCTGGATTGGAAATATAAATCGGTATAGAATTTGCTAATAAATCCTGTAAATATTCATCCTTCCTAAGTAGCAAAAACCATTTATCCTTCTTATATTCATTGACTTCATTATAATCAGATACTTGAATATATTCAACATTTAAATTATTCAGAGATTCTTTGAGATTGGATAGGTTTTCTTTTTTATCAAAAGAATTGAATAAAAAAACAAGTAGGTCTTCCATGTTATCCCACCAATTCCTGAAATGATTTGACTATTTCATCCACCGTCAGTTTATCGATACAAGGTTCTTTGCATCCTCTAAAACGCCCCCAACAATTTGTAAGTCTTTTACAGTATTTCAATTTATCAGGTTCAACATTTCTAATTTTTGATGGATCGCCTACAGGACCTGTAACTCGTGCTGGTGCAGGACCATAAAGTACAACGACAGGAGTTCCTAAAGCTCCTGCAAGATGGGATGGAAAGGAGTCGATCACAATAGCTGCTTTTGCTCGTTTCATTAACCATGCTGTCTGATTAAATGTGAGTTTTTCTCTTAAATCAAGTGTTACATTAGGACAATAAAGATCATCCAATGAACCAATTTGAATAGTTGGATATGGAATTCGTTTTACAACTTGGTTCATGTTTTTATATGTTCGATAAAATTTCTCCTGACCAGATGAATGGATAATTACAAAATGTTCTGGAAGTTGGATATTATTGATTGATTCTTCATGGATAAAGAAATCATTTGGCTCTACACCTAATAGTTTGTGATATATATCAGACAGTTTCACATCTAAACTATTAAATTCGCCTTTCAAAATTCTATCTCCATGTGGATTATAGCAAATTTCATATTTATTGAATACAGATTCGTCCCAATCAATCAATGAATCGATATAAGGATTATTTTTTAAAATATCAAAGTATTGTTTCTGTGTCATATAGATAAATTTTTTATCTGGATGTCTTTCTTTCAATGCCTTGAAACTTCGTGTTGTCATTAGAACATCACCAGCCGATGAATGTTGTGCAAACACAAAAGCATTTTGAATCTTTGGGGCTTGGACGATATTGCCTAAAAACTCATTTATGTTGGAAGGACAATAAAATTTTTTAGCAGAATTAGAAATTTCATTACTATTTGTTTTATGATCAATAGCTTTGATCATTCCATCAAGGATTTTGTTTTCGTCACAACCTTTTGTTTCTATCCAAGATTGTCCACTACTTGTATAAATTGGAATATAACAAGTTCTGTCAGGAACAACATACTCAACTCCAGGAAGTCCATTAAAATCTTTATGTGCAGTTGTATCAGAAATCAAAACAGGAGTACCACACAACAAAGATTGAAGCACAGTCCATGACAAACCTTCTTGAAGAGAGCAATTCACATAGCAATCAAAAATAGAATAGAGTTTTGGCATCAAATTAAAAGGTAGTCTGGTATGTGGGTCTTTGAAAAAAACTTTATTTTTTGGAAATTCTAAATCATTGACAAATTGTTCTAAATTATACACTCCATTATCCAATGATGTATGCATATAAAAATAAACATTGTCTTTAATATCAATGAGTTTTCTAAAAGCTAAAAGAGTAGTTTGAGGGTCTTTTCGAAATTGATTTCCACAAACACATCCAAACAAAAACCCATTCTCAGGAAGAAAAGGAAATATTTCTTTTTTCAATTTAATTTTTCGAGATTCGTCTATTGGATGAAATAACTCCATGTTCATCATTGGAGGACGAAATAGTGATGTGTTGGGTAAAATATCTTTTGTTAAATTATATCCAAACTCAGAATAAAATCCAATGTGATCAAATAATTTTAAGAAAGCTATCCATTCTTTCCGCACATAATGGATATCGTATGGGATAATTCCTAAAAAATAGAACTTATTTTCTCGTTTTAGATTTTTAATATCAGGGAAAATTTTGAGATAACGCCAAAAATCGATACCAACAAACAACAAAACATCCGTTTTTTCGTTACTTAAAAATTGAACCAGTTTTTTATTGCCCCATTCATCCTTTTCCTCTTCAGAGGACACAATATCTGGAACTATTTTTAATGTCGTTGTTGGATTATAGGTGGGAACATTTGTAGGACAAAAAATAATGGGATTGTATTTAGACAAATTTAATTTTTCAAGTATTGACAGCATCATCATACTGTTGCCAGTAAAACCAAATGGATGCTCGCCAACCATCAAAACTTTTTTCTTCATAATTTCCTCCTTTGAGGATTGAACTACCTTGTGTCATTGGATAGAACAGCCAAATCAACTCCTTCAAAAATGTTTCGAAAAACAGCATTCACTTTGTAATATTCTCCTGATCTTGCTACATATCTATCCTTTTCTTGTATTTTGTAAAAATTATCTAAATATAAATAATGGTTAATTTCGGTTTTATCTCCAATAGGTGGTAAAATGGTCTCATTTACACGAACGTCAGTTTCAGTTAAAAGTGCATAAACATTGGCACATTGTGTTGCAAAAGAAGGATTTTTTCTCATAGTTGTCCTATCCCAATTCGATTCACCGGACAACCTTTGAATTTCTCCACTTACATTGCATTTGTAAAAAATTATGTCGTATTTAATTACTTCATCTTCGAAATATATAGGTGTGCAGCTTGTGGCAATATAAGGCACGTTATGGATTTTAATTATGGTTCCTGATTTTATAGATGATTGATATCCAATTTGTCCATCGATAAAAACTTCACGAATGAAAGGACGTGTAGCTTGATTATTTATCTTGTAAAATATCTGTTCAGATTTGGAAAAAGAAAACGACTTCGAGACAGGGTCATAAACCCGAATCAACGTGGACACCCCAAGTTCGTCCAATGCTTCCTGAATATCTGGCCCTATTGTCATCGAAGTCGTTTTCCTTTTTCAGATTATCTTGCCTTATAGGTAACATCCTTACCTAAATAATCGTAGATGAATCCTGCCTCGACTTTCATTCCACCATACAAATAAGCGGCAAGTACTTCGTCTCCAAAAAGTTCTGGATTATCCTCCATTGCTTTTTCAAACTGCTGATCCATCATTGTAATCAAACTCATATAATGCTCAAAGCGTTGATTAAGGTTGATCGTGTCATACTTAAATTTATGAGCACTCTCCGACATCAAATAAAAAAACAGATGTCGTTTAGCTCGATTCTTTAGCCAAAGAATACGAAACGGATCATCTGTTGGAAGGCCAAATCCTGTCTCTCTTTTGGCATCTTCGATTGCATTTGTATAATCGTCTTCAGCCAATTTTGAAGACAAAGATTTGACCTCTGCTTTTACCAGATCAACCATATCGTCTGAGGTCATTTTCTTTTTTTCCTGATTTTTTTGGTCGGTTCTGTCGTTTCCTCAATTACAACAGATTGGGGGACTGAAGTTGTATCCTCATCGTACACAGGACTCCTGTCTTCATAAATAATTTTCAAATGGTTTGATCCACACTCGATTTCGGATACAACTTCATGAGGTAGAGGGGGATAAAGGATAGTCCCCCTCACATAGACTTTACCGGCCACTTTCAATGACGTAAGAAACTCGCATTGTTTGATAGTAGCCATACCGCCTCTTTTACTCAACAGTCAGGATATAGACTGCATCGTTTTGGTACAGAACTGGAAGACCTTTGTCCTGCACCCGAATATACATGCCTTCGGGGTCCCAAGTTTGATCCACATCCGCCTTAATACCATAATGGCGATCCAGACCAAAAGGAGCACGTTTGAATTCAGCGATCTTCTGTCCTTCAACAGTCGAAGCAAACATGACGAACTTATTGTCTGCAACGAAGTTCCGTCGCATAAAAACATAGTCTTCACCAGCACGATAGCTGTTTGAAGGAGCAGACGATACGGTAATTGTATTGGTCTCATTGGTGATTGAGGAGATGGTTCTGTCTTCGTAGGTTCCAGCAGATACATCCACAAACCGAATGGTGCTTCCAGTAACGAAATCAGAAGCGTCTTCAACGGTAAAAGATGTGGTAGAACTACCAGTAACAGCACCAGTCAAATATGCCCGTGCTTCGAACTTTTCATCATAAATAACAAGATTGGGAATGTTCAGAAGACCGGAAATGACATTGACATTTACACCAACAATGGGACTCTTTGTTCCACTAAACAAGGAACCATCACCAAACATGCTCTTCTGCAAAAGTTCACGGATGGTCTTGTCAGCAGCAAGATATTTCAAAACTTGTGTAGAACAAATGGCGTAATCTACATTTGCACCACACGCATCCGAAATAGCCTGCTTTGCATCCATAATATCACCAAGGATATCAGGAGTTGTACCAGTCCCCCACTTATAGTTCGAAGTTAGAGTAACCTGATGATTAGCAGAAATGCCATAATCAACACCCAATTTAGTACCGCTTGCAACGTTATAGTTGATAGTGCCATCAAAAAGCATTTTGGCAAACATCCACTCTTTCCTACGCATACAACGATAGGTCAGTCGAGCGGTTTCTTTTGCCAAAGTCGTTCTGGATTCCTGATATTGCTGGACAGTTCCTGCCTGACGGAGATTATTCAAAAACTCTTCGTCAAAATACATCTTTTCTTTCCAATAAGCTGCTTCAGCCGAATGGGATGCAAGTCCAACAGGAGCCGTCTCAGGAGCAGGAGCACCAGGCGGAACAAAAGGAGTCATTCCACGAGTACCTTCTTGGGACTCCCATTTAATCGTATTGGATGCAGCATCAGACTCCGGAAACAAATTCATCAAGAGAAGATTCGGAGGGGCTGTAAACTTCGTTACAAGCCCTTGAAGAACTTCAAGCCTCAGTTCAGGGATATCACTTTGTCCTCTTGGCATAGTTACTCACCACCTTTCTTATTTAATATAAGCATACTGACCAAGAACAGTAATGCTCAGTGCAGACTTCGCAGCGGAATCCATATTTTCCAAAGTAGCCTGATACAGCACACAATTACCAAGGATCATTGTTGTATTAGCTCGCCAAGCATTCGAACCTGTTCCAGTATCAACCGCCTTTTCAAGGATTCCAATAGGAGTACGATATCCTTTGGTCGCCAGATAAGCAAAACGTGCTGTCGTAAAAGCAGCAGTAGGAGCAGTAGTCACAGTAATAGTGGCTCTATTGGACGATCTGGAAATGGCAGTAATAGCTCCAAGATTTTGTGCAGCAGTTGTATCGTCGATGACAACAACATCATCACCAACTTCAAATTTGTAGCTATCATCCACCGAAGTATAAAGATTAGCTTCACCGCTTGCAGTATTGGAAATAAGATATGCCCTACCGGGTGCGAATTCATTACCAGTGATCGCAGTAGGATCATAGGGAACGAAAAACCCATGTCGAACAACAGATGTAGAAGTGTTCATAGCCAAAATGGTTCCAGCAGGAACTACGCCAAACCCACCAGACAAAGTAACAGGAACCTTCAAAGCAGCTTCAGGATTCGAGTAATACAGAACTCGATAATCGGGGCTTTGAATTCCTCTTTTCATACGGGGAGAATCCATAAAAATCACCGCCTTTCGTTATTTAATACCAGCCAACGCAGCAAGATCGGAAATGGTTTTCTCAACAGTTACTTTCGTAGCATCATGAGAGAAACCTGTTCCAATTACTGGAGTTGAAGTCGGAATAAGTTTTTCCCAATCTTCAATCTCTGCATCAATTGCCTTCGAAAAACCTTCCTCATCAAACTTTCCATCTTTAACAAAGTCTGTATGAGAAACATGCTTCCGAACTTTAGGATACAAGCTTTCGTTTAGAGAAGATTCCGACAATTTGACTGTCCAGATGTTCTCCGCTCGAAGAGAAATTTCTCGTTCGGCACGGATAGCATCCTTTTTCTCCAATTCAAGAACCTTTGCTTCACTTGCCTGGAGTTTCTGAGATAGTTCGGCAATCAAAGTTTCCGTTTCTTGATTTTTTGGAGTGGTCTTGGACAGTTCCGCTTTAACCTCTTCCTGAATTTTTTGAATCAAATCAGGATATTTTTCTTTCAATTCAGTGATATCCATCAGTTTTTCAACCTCCTTCCCAACAACGGTTTCCTTAAAATTCAATTCTAATTCTCCATTAGATTTCGACATTCCTGCAACAGTGGATGATGTGGCGGAATCCCAACCAAACACACACACTGAAGCTTCACGATACAAAGATTTCCTAAAAATGGTACCCGGCCCCTTAAACGAATACCCATTCACAGTAGTTTCAACATCCTCATCGATTCGTTCTACAGAAAGAGGGATAATTGAAATGCTTGATTGGAAAGGAAATCCTTGTTTGGACAATGCTACAAACTCATTAGCGGTAGGTGTATCAACCAAAACAGTGGTTTCAGGATCGATGTGAACTCCATCATCCTGTATAACAGGTTTTCCAGAAAATCCAATTCTTCTGTAAACATCATGATCTTCTAAAATCGGAAATTTTTCTCCTTGTACATCAATACCAGAAAGATCAATTGCCAAATCACCCCAATACCAGTGTCCTTTGATAACCGATCCTGAATAAACTTTCATATTCAGTTTTACTTTTTTCTCAGGTTCGGTTTCTTGTACACTTGTTATTGCAAAACAACCAGGATCAGCGAAACACAATGCATTGGATGAAACTGTAATTTTTTTGTCCATAGTAATCCTCCCAAAATTTGGGAAACTCATAAATACTACAAAAAACTATGAAATTTGACATTTGAAATTCATGTGACTACTCCCCACGACTAAAGCCAGGGGCTTCTATGGCAGAGCCAAGGGACTGTAGCCCCAGTCCCAAGTTGGACTACACTAATCATGTTTTATGTATAATGTCAAGTCTTTTTTTTCGACTTATATCCCTATGTCTAAAGTCAGGGGTCTTACGGCGTTTCTTCTGGTCAATTATTATTTTTTAACCAATTTCTTTTTTGCTGGTTGGGTTTTGTTTTTTTCGACAGTGGATTGTTCTTCATTATTTCCAGGAGTGGATTGTTCTTGGTCATTTTGATCCGCTGTTTGTGTTTTATCTTTTGGATTATTTACCGATGCAGCAGCAAAGTCAGCTTCAATCAAAAGATCAGGATAACGTGCATCCTCTGTAGCTTTTTTCAATCTCAAATATCCATATCCACCAATTCCAAGTCTTCTTGCAATTTCAGAATTTGGGATACCGAGAGATGCGGACATATTTCCATGTTTTACACCGAGTAATGCTTTAGCACGAGTTTCAAGGTCAATAGTTTCAGAAATTGGAAAAGAAATCCCAATTAAAAATTCTGGTTTTCTTTTTACCTTCTTGAAAATAGGTTCTTTCTTGTCATTGAAATCCACTGCTTCTTTTACAGCAAAAACTTCAGGAAATTTTGTGAGTTTGGATTTCAAAAAGAAAATATTTCCCCAAAACTCATGTCGCAAAAATCTTTCAAAGTATGCTACTTCATCTGAAGTTCTATCGGACATTGGTCCACGAGATGCTTTTACAGATGCGTATGTTCCTGACGATGTTCCTGTTAAAATATCCTCTGGTTCATTCAATCCTGACGCAATCATTTGCATAATATCAGTATCGGTATTGGATATTGCTGGCAAGGTTGGAGATTTTACATCAACTTTAATACCAGGAGGAAGGATAAGAGAACCTCCAGGTGTTTTCTTTGCTAAAATTCCAGTTTTCTTTCTTTCTTCATCAGATAAAGCTGCCCATTGTTTGAATGCTTTTATATCCTCAAAATTAAATATCCATAAATAACTTCCAGCAGATTTTTTGTGATCAATTTCAAATTTTTTGAGATTTTCGTAATGATTCATCCATTCTAATGTAGTTCTCAAAAATGAAAAATTTCTTTTTTGGACAAATCCTCTATTCCAAGAAATAATAAAACGAAAATATCCACCAAACTGTTTAAATTTTTTGTTTTTGTTTTTGCAATAATCTCCATTAGAATCATCCCAGTATGTACTATTTTTTGCTATAGAAATAAGTTCAGGATAACGTGCTATATTTATACTTGGAATTTGGACATATTTTTTGTTGGAAAATATGGGTTCTTCTGAGGATATTTCAATGTTGTAAAATAGAGGGAAGTGTGTCTTAGTTGGATGAAAAATAATTCCAGAATCATCTGATCCACAGCCTTTTATGGTTCCAGGATCAATAAAATCAACTTCGATGAATCCATCAGCATGGCAGGATAAACAAAGGAAAAGCTCTCCTTCAATATTTGCTCGTCCAACAAAGGACGGCCATAAACTATAAAGTTTATTTCTTGGATCATATTCAATTTCTTCAATCACCTCCCGAATCTCTTTAATATCAGACGTTACACCAAAATCAAATCCGGTTAATCGTCCAACCAATCCTCGTACAGAAGTATTCATCTGAGGATTTTTACAGAATTTCTTCCAACACTCATCTTGTAGCGTGCTTCGAGATTCAGAATCATCTGTTCCACTACGGTCAATCATGCTGAATCCATCAGGATCAGATTCATAACCATCTGTGGAGTATTGCCAGGGCATAGCAAATTCTTGAGGGGATAGTTCATTAAATTCTTCAGCCATATTAACCTCACTTTAGTTTTGGATTTCTTTTCCTATGTTTTTTAGGAAAAGTCAAGGGATTTGAATAAAAAATAATTCAATAGGTTCCGTATCCAGGTTCTCCTTTATAAAAAGCTCCAAAATCCTTCTCATTTGGTTTTCGTCTTCGAAAATGATCAGAAGTTATGTTTCGTCCTCCATACAAACACCATATCAAGGAAAAAATAGTATCATCCTGTACTCCATGAGAATCATTTTTCTCTGGACTTCCAAACCATTTTTTATTTTGATCGTGATCAAACATCAAAAGTTCTTCCCTCAAAATATCATCCCCTTTTGTTCCTGGAACAAAAACCTTTGGTGATTTAAATCGTCCTTGTTGGATAGCAATAAAAAGTTCTTTGAAAGCCTCCCTCTGTTTATCGTAGGTTGGAAATACTGGTTCAAACAAAATTCCTTTTTCCTCTCCCCAATTCACCATATCCCAGGAACCATATCGTTCACTACACAGAACGTCTATTCCATCCAACGCCCAGTTTATCTCTTCCAAATAATCCTTTGCAAGGTCAAGAGAATTATCAGGAACAGCAAATATTCCAACCACAAAATAAATATAACGTGGATTCAATAAATCCATGCTTGCAACGATATGTGTATTTTCTTTGCTATTGATCAATCCCTTAGCAATCACTGTAACGACACTACGAGCCCGAATATGCTTTGCAAATGGATCAGCCATATCGAGACCTGCCAAAATAGCAAAGTCTGTTTTAAACACGTCTGAGAGCGTTAGAAGATCATCTAAACGCATAGGTCTCGGTTGCCTAAAATCATCACAAAGACGATATAATTTATCCATTGGATTTAAACGAGCTTCGCAATTTTTAATTTTGTTTTGAAATATAGAAATAGTTTTGTTTTGATTGGATATATCCATTATCTTGTTTTGAAGATCGGATATGGCTATCATTGCCTCTTTTCTATCCTGAAGTATGGATACAACAGTTTCATGATTAAATTCATATCCATCCGCACCAATGAAACCTATTTCATCCACCATTTCGTCAGAAAAAACCTTTTGTCCTCCTGCTTCCCAAAGATTTTGGAAATATCTTTCAAATTCTCCAAATGGAAATTTAGATCGATAATCCTCCAATTGGTCTTGATCCATATTTGGGTTCCAATAATCTTCCTGTAATCCTCTCAAACTATATCGATAGGAGAAATAAACTGTCTTGGTTGTTTGTGCTAACCATCCAGTATAAAGTTTGTAGAGGATATGATCTTTGGTGGATACAGTGGAGTCGATTACACCAAGAGCATTCGGAATATTACGGATAGAACCATCAAGTTGGATGAAAAACTTTGGATTTTTCATATCAAAGATTTCTGAAAATGTGTATCCTGTAATGTTGGATACAATACCAGAAAAGGAGGATATAGATCGAATAATGCTTTTTATGTTTCCATTGGAATCAGTAAGACGCAATTCTTTTTCTTGAATGTTCTTTTGTCCACCAATCATATCCAACAATATTGGAGAATTAAGGATAATATCCCGCATAATATCAAAATGGACAAACTTGACCTGATCCTTGGAATTTGCTCCAAGCATAATCTGTTGACGAGGCCAATTAAAAAATTTCCAAAGTTGGATAAGACATGCTACGAGACTTTTAGCCTCTCCTCTTTCCCAACACAAAATTATCAGACGATACCTAAATCGTCCTTTTTCCATCTGGAGAGGTTCATGAAGAGCTTCTTTAATTTTTGTCCAAAAGAAATGTGGACTTCGTCCAGTTTTTGGATTCGGAGTTTTTGGAAGATTTCCAAGAGGACTCCAAATAGCAGAATCAAATCCTTCTTGGTAAATTGGAATATAAACAAAATCTTCACACCATTTTACAAATCCTTCCCATCCATTTCTGTAGGATGCAATTCTCGAAGCAGAAATTTCATTGGATAAATCCTTTGAAAACGTTTCATTGGATAAATCATCATTTATGTTGTCCTTAGACTTTCGCTTCAAGAGCCTGGACATTGGCGCCTCCCTCAATCACTTCGTAGTACGATTTGCCATTAAAAAATCCAACTTGTTTCAGAGGACTAACTTTGTCTGGTTTGGATACATCAAAACCTATAGCTCTCCATGTTCTCTCAATTGCTTGGATAGTATCACGAATTTCCTTGAAAATAGGAGTAATCTTGATGTCTCCACGACTTGAAAATGTGGTTACATCAACAGTGGCAAATTCGGCCATTTTCAATCGACAAAGAATTTTGTACAAGGGGATTAGGTGCAGGCCAATTCTATATGCAACGTCTTCTGTCATCTCCTTTGGATAATTGCGTAGCAACATATCCAACACTGAAGACATGTATTCGTATATAACCTCACATTTGTTTAATTGATTGTTCTCAGACAAAAATTTGCATATAGAAGAACAGCCACATTTTTCTGGATCGCATGGATTTACAGCATTCCAATAAATCATCTCTCGGATGACTGTTTCTCCGTTCTTTACTGTTCCACCTATTCGTTTTTTTGCAACAATGTCTTTCATGGACATAGTCCTATTTTAGGTTGAAATTATCAACAAAATTATGGAAAATTTCGATAAATTTTCCATAATTTTGGTACAAAATATACATATTTCATGGAAAAGTCAAAGGATTTTCAACATTTTTATCAAAATCAATGAAAAAAGGATAAATTTAATTAAAAATTAGTGGATATATCCAACAAAAAGTTGGATAAATCAAAGTTGGATAAATATTTTGTTGGATAATTAAATAATTTGATAAAATAATTTGTTGGATAATTGGATAAACAAAATATTTATCCAACAGAATTTTGTTGGATAAATTCTGTTGGATAGTTGTATAAATAAATTTTGTTGGATAAATAAATTATTTTCAATAGAATTTGGTTGGATAAATATACAAATATTTTATCCAACTTTGATTTATCCAACAAAGTTTCATCAAGTGAAATTTATTTATCCAACTTTTGATTTGTTCAATAGAATTTTGCTGGATAAATCAAAAGTTGGATAGTTGGATAAACAAAATATTTATCCAACAAAATTTTGTTGGATAGTTGGGTAAACAAATTTTGTTGGATAAAACAAATTATTTCCATATTTATCCAACTTGGTTCGAGACACCCCCGTTTTTGGTCCGAAAACTGATTCAGGAATGGCTCTAAAACGAACTGAGAGCCTCAAGGATCAAAATTATCATGGTGGGGAAGAGAATCACACCAGATCAGATATGGTTTGGCTTATTCGGTCTATTAGGTGCCTTAAAATCGATCTTTAATACGCGCGCACGAGTACTCGCGCAAATATATACGCGCGCACGAGTACTCGCGCAAGTACTCACGCGCAAGTACTCTCGCGCGCGCGCGTAAGTCCTGGATATTAGATACTAATAACAAGATCCTCCTGAATGAAATAATATCTAAATATGAATATTAAATTTCGTTAGAAATTTAATATGAGGATTTGGATATTATTTCATTTGTCGCGGAAAAATTTTTTCGAAAAAATTTTGAAATTTTGATTCAATCCAACAAAATCTATCCTGTTCCAAATTGAAACATTACAAAATCTATCCTGTTCCAAATTGAAACATCACTTGCAGAAAGTTTTTGTGCTCAGGTTGTTATGTAGCTACAGGCTTGCTTCGCAAGCCTTTGCTCATAACAACCATCGCACAAAAACGGAAAACCTTACGAAACTGCAGTATACGGCTTGCGGAGCAAGCCTATACTTTGTTTCTCCAGGTTTTCGGGGAGATTTCGTTTTATTTAGCAAAGGAATAGATAGGACCAAGAAATGTACAGGATTACTTGATCAAGGATTTATCCTCGGTCCTTACTTGCTTTATCCTCGGTCCTTACTTGCTTTATCCTCGGTCCTTACTTGCTTTATCCTCGGTCCTTACTTGCTTTATCCTTGATCAAGGATTTATCCCTGGGTTGGATAAACTGATTTGTTATTTAATTGGATAGTTGGATAAACAAATTATTTTATATTTATATAGTTGGATAAACAAATCAGTTTGTACTTGGATAAATACTTTGTTTTATCCAATGGATAAACAAAAAATTCATCCAACAAATAGTTGGATAAATAAATTATTTCGTCCATTGGATAAATACTTTGTTTTATCCTTGGATAAATGTTTTTCTTGTCCTTGGATAAACTGATTTGTTTTTCAATTGGATAGTTGGATAAAAACAAATCCGTTTATCCCATTTGTTGGATAAAACAAAGTATTTTGTCATTGGATAAATACTTTGTTGGATAAATAAAAAGTTGGATAAATAAACTTTGTTGGATAAACAAAATATTTATCCAACAAAAAGTTGGATAAATCCTCGATCAAGTGTTTTGGATAAAATCCAATCTATTGTCCTCTGATCCTGTCTTCAAATTTTTGAAAACATTGCGTCCACGTCCTGTTTGTGTTTTATTATACCTGATCGTGACATTATCCTCCTCCTTGTATTTACGTTTTCTCCTCTTTTTTTGTTTTTTTCCATCCGATGAGTTTTTTGGTGGAGTATATGGACCAATCCTGTGTTGAGTTGGATTTGCAATCAAATAATCCAACTCATCCAACAACTGCATAAGTTCAGGATTGCATGGATAGTTTTCTCTATATGTTCGAACAAGTTTCTCCAAACTTAATTTTTTGATTACATCCACATAAACAACAGTCATATTGAATCCCTCCTTTCTTGTTTTTAAGGATAAAATATATTATACATATTGCAAAGTCAATATTTATATCCAACAAAACCAAAATATTTATCCTCCTTGTTGGATAAATCCTTTTTGGATAAATCCTTGTTGGATAAATATTTATCCAACAAAAAGTTGGATAAAATAAAAAGTTGGATAGTTGGATAAATCAAAATTTATCAAAAATTAAAAAATCAAACAATCAGATTTTAATCGGATTTGTAACTGTTTGATTTTTATGCAAAACAAAAATTTCAAACAAACAAAAAACAAAAAAATTTGATAAAATTCCATCAAAATTCTCTAAAATTGTAACCGTTTGATTTTTAAGGATTTCATTCAAGCACCATTCACTCTCTGCACATGGGGCGAGGGAAAAATCAAAAAATAACACCAAACAGACATTCATTTATCCACCTCGATAAACATTGACTCCAGCAAACCCAGTATTCATCGTTATCCAATCAAATAATACAATTTTCCTCCAATTATCCAACCGAAAATACTGTATCCACACAGATTGTCAGATTCCACAGAAAATTCCCCAAAAAATTAACCATCTGATTTTACACAAAATAAAAAAATCTGCTCCTATATACAGAAAAATCAAAATCCAAAAATTGTATTTTTCACAAAAATCAAATGAGTTGGATAAATAAAAATCAAACAAGTTGGATAAATAATTTCAAAAATAAACACTAAAAGGATAAGAAAAAACAAGGAAGGATAAACAGAAACAAGGAAGGACACAAATAATTTCAAAATAAAAGAATCCAAGAACAAAAGAATCCAAGAACTAAAATACATAGGAATCAAAAACAAACGTAAGGAACAAATATAGACACTGATTCAAAGAAATATAAATATCCACATCATATACATATATACAAACTATATTATCCAACTTCTGATATATCCCACAAATAAATGCTTTGTCCAGTATATACCAATCCATCCAAAATCCACAAAAAATTTTGTCTATTTATCCAATTTACCCTATCCATTCAAAATCCACAAAAAATTTTATGGGAGAAATGACCAATCCATCCAAAATCCACAAAAAATTTTGTGGGGAGGCATCGTTTTCTCCATATATCCAATTTTCCCAATCCATCCAAAATCTACAAAAAATTTTGTCTATTTATCCACTTTTGTCTGTTTATCCAATTTTCCCAATCCATCCAAAATCCACAAAAAATTTTATGGTGGGGTACCATTTAAAAAATCCATCCAAAATTTGCAAAATCCATCCAAAATCTACAAAAAATTTTGTGGTGAGGTGCCGATTTTGCCAACAAAAAACTATCCCAACATCCGACGGGTGGGGGATATGGGATAACCCACCGATTTTATTGGTTATCCCATGTTTCACGTGAAACATCTGGCAGGTTTCCTATCGCCTGCCAGATGTTATCGAGACCTACAGCAAAGGATGTATTTGTTCCCAATACGTCCTAACGGTTGATTTTTTCCACCCCTCAAGAGCGGAAATATTCGAAGGACTCAATTCATTGAGTCCCCATGCTTCAGACTTGAAACATGTTGAATAGGAATGTACCTTCTGGTACACCTTGCGTTCCTTCTCACCCAATTCCTTGGGTTTTTTCTCACCCTTCATGGCTTGAGCGATAGACTTAAAGTCTATCGTTGAAGATGTCGATGAAATAGACTTTGTTGACGTTGTTGACGTTGTCGATGAAGTACCTAATCTTCGCAAGCGCTTTTCTAACGTTTGCATCTTCTCTTTTATCAGTTCCATTTCTTTCTTTGTGGTCTGCAGATAAATGCAACGTTCATATTCTTTCGTATCAGCCAGAAATTGCTTTCTGGCTTTCCGCTCAAGCGTTGCAAGGAACTTTTCCCTTGCCATTTTTTGTTGTTCTGTTTCTTTTCCTTGTTCCTTTGCCATTTCCTTTTTCATTGCTCTTCTCCTTATATGTATTTGATTTTCCTTCCTTTTTCCGATTATTTTTTTCTTGTGGGAAAAAAGGAAGGAAAAATTCCCACAAGAAAAACCAAAACCCATCGATTATCAAAGACCGTATATATACTGTTTGATTCCTCTATACATCGTTTTTTTCAATAGGTCAAGGGAAAAATGATACCGTCTTATATCCAATTGAAGACAGATTCAGCAAACAGCAGTTTTTGGCAAAGCAGAATCGAAATATGCCAAACAGCTTTGGGAAAAATCGACTTTGGGAAAAATAGGACGAAACGTCACAAATTGGATATCCATTCAGCGAATGGATATCCCGTTCACAAAGAGGACGTTTCGTTCACTAAATGGACATCCCGTTCACAAAGAGGACATCCCGTTCACTAAATGGACATCCCGTTCACAAAGAGGACATCCCGTTCACGAATAGGATATGCGTTCAGCGAATGTATATCCGTTCGCTGAATAGACATCCTGTTTCCGAATCGGATATGCAATCAGCGAACGGATATACAAACACTGAATGATCCTCATTTAGGATATCCTACCCTAAAAATCCGTGGATAAAGTTTTGGGAAAATCAAAATTTTGTCCTTAATCGGCAAACGCCGGAACCACATTTGGAAAATTGAATACTGTTTTTTGGGGATAATTTTGGTTTTTGGGGGATAGGTAAAAGTTGGATAAACATCTGTGGGATAAACAAATTTTATATATATGGAGGATATCTGTGCTTTTTGTGGATTGTGGAGAGTTTATTTTTTGTGGAACGGGGATAAATTGAGAAAGTTGGATATTATCCTCATTTTTATGATGTATATGGGGGGATTATGTTTGTTTTATTTTATCGTGTTCAAATAGCGTGAGAAGCTTTTTAAGCGGTTTTTCTGATATGGCAAGGTGAAACGTATGGCTCAATGAATTTTGGCGCTTAAATGGCCTTAGAATCGTTTGACAAGCTTTTTCGTTTGTCGTCTGAAGATTCGATTCAATTCGATTCGATCAATTCGATTCGAATTTCATTTTTTGCTTGCATCTATTATCATTTTTTGATATGACAGTATCAATATTAGCATTATGCT